TCGTGTCCTTCAGCGGCTTCGTTGTCAACCAGGTCGTAGATGATATCACAGACTGCCACGGTTGAACTTGTGATTGATGTTATCTGTGCCTGTCCACCGTTAATGTCTATCTTCATGTTGACGTGTCCATCCGGCCATGCCGCGTCGACCCAAGCGTAACTGCCTGATGACAGTGTGAAGTTGATGTTGTTGCCAGAAGCACTGGCTGGTGTCAGTGTTGTGCCAAAGTTGAAGTTGGCCTGCGGTAGATGATCAAAAGAGAGATAGCCACATGTCCAGTCACTGTTGGTTGCACCTCTGACCAGTTGCAGTGGTCTAACATCTGGATGTACCAGTATCATGTAGTCAAAACTCTGTGTGAATCTTATGTCCGCTATGTTTGAAGTTGTTATGGGAAAAACGTTGCCATCTGACCCGTTGGTCAGCACCGCTACTCTGACATCTTGGTAATATATGTGTATCTTGGCCGCGTCACTGTCGTGTGCTGGCTCAAGTATGATCACGTATTCTTGTCCGTCAGCGAATTTGAAAGGTATCAACCTCGATGATACATGGAAACCTGCTGTGGTCAACGTTGATGAACCATCTGGTTCGGTCGTGTTGTCTGGATCCGCTGATATGAATTGGAATCCCCTACGTTTCTGTATGCCACCCTGTGGTAATATCAGGAAATTTGACAGTTCTGCCAACCCTGCCCTGTAGATCGGTGTGTCATTACGACCAAATATGTTTGGTCCTACCTGTCCCTGCGTGAAATTAGTTTGCGAATATTTTCTTATTGTCATCTCTAGGTATTACTGTGTCTTAACCTTCTGTTGGTCAGACCTGTATTACCCAAATGTGCTTCAACATATCTGCCCGGTGGTACTATGTTATGTGGTGGATTCTCCTGTCCGTCCGCTATCCTGGCCGCTCGTAGTTTGGCTTGGTAGTCTCCGGCCAATCTCTGTGTCAGTGTGCCCACTCCAGTGATCGCTTCGTTGATCTCCAGTGCCACTTTGGCTATCAGTGTCTCTATGAAGAACACCGGCATGTCATCTTCCACTATGTTTTTGACGTATTCTATGTTCAGTGTCTGCTCGTTTGAGAACACTTTGGCACCTTCTATGCTGTAATCTTCCTGATAATGTCCATCAGTGTCAAAGAAACCCTTGATCCTAATTACGTCACCTGGTAGACTGAACACGTATAGATATGATTTGTTGGTTGGTGTCTCGTTTAACCTGTTCAGTGCCTTGTTGGTTATGGCAAAATTCCAGAACGTGTAGTATAACAGACCGTTCCTGACGTTGTCATACATGGTTGAACACACGTTTGCCTCGTGTGATCCGTCTGTGAATGAACCTATTGTTGCGGCACCACATTTTGTTAGTGCTTGGTTTGATATTGAAACTTTGCTTTCAGCCATGGTTGAAATCCTTTATTCTATTATTTAGCGGACATAAAAAAAGACAGGCCCCACAATCCAATTGGAGGCCTGCCTTGATGTAGACTGAGGGGTCGCAGATATTACTCTGTGACCTCCACTTTTACAACACCGTCTGCATCGATCACAGTTGAACCACCAGACATAGTACCAAGTACTAGGTGTGATGCCTTCTGTGCAACGTAGTCGATTCTAGTTGTGATGTCCTGTGCTAACGCTAGACCTACTGAATCTTTGTGTATCGCGTAACAATCTCTTTGAACAGAATTTTTTGTTAAAAGAGTTGACATGATCACTCTGAAACCGAACACATTTGGAATGTATCCTGAAGTAAGTGCAGTGTTTGATACTAAACCATCAGCCGCTGTAACAAGGTTACTGTCTGTTAATAAGTCAGTCAACGCTTGCGGAGAGATGATGATGCATCTGTCGTTAGTTGGGATGTCAAGAGCGTTCATCGCTTCATGCACTTCTAAAAATTTCGCTTTAGTAAGTCCAGATCCCGCTGACACCTGTGTAGTTGGTGTAGAGGCATCTAATGCGTCGATGATCTCTTGGTCTACCGCTCTGTTTAATCCAGAAGCGATCGCTCCTGCAAACGTGTTTCTCAAGTCTATGTTGGTTTTGAAGCCATCCATGTCGTCAATGTACTCACCAGAGTGGTAATTGTTAAGTGTAGTTGTTACAACACTGTTCTGTGCTGTACCACCTGTGTATGCTCCTGAACCCGCAAAAGATTTGCTCGAATCAGACATAGCAGTGATATCTTCAAATCTTGCTTTGTTCTTGATTGAACCACCTTTTGAAAGTTTGTGGAACTTGTAAGTTGAACCAGTAACGTTTCTTACAACTCTTACTGCGTCAACTAAATTTGATGATGTTTGTTGGTACGCTTGTTTTACATCATCACTGAACATAGTAACGAATGAATTCGATACAGATGTTCCTGCGTTTGCTACTAATGCCATTGTTATGGTCTCCTTGTAGTTTTAGTTGTTGTTTGTATAAAACGCTGGGAATTGTGTTGGTTGTTTTTGGGGCCTTGCGGTTGTCCTTACTGGCAACTAACGTTCTTTGCTTGTGATTTACAGCACCACCAACTGGCCTAAAGTATTAGACATCAGCGGGTCCGAGGATTGTCCGCAAACATATTTAACCTCTGCTGGTGAAATATTGATCTACTGTGATTTTGATGTGCGGAAAATATTCTTTGATGGTCTGTAAGGTGCGTTGATATCTTTCCCGGTGCGGCTGTGCTTGTCGCTGTGGCTCACGGTATATGCTCTCTGGTCCACCATCGAATCCCACTAGGTCCATGCGTGTGAAACCCAACTGTGCGGCCAGCACCATGGCCTGCTCACCGGTCAACCATGAGTTCATCCTAACGTGTGGGAATTTGATCTCCCTCATGTCATGCAACTGTGTAAAGGTGCTGGTGCTGTATTTCCTGTATTGGTGCTGTGCCACGTACACCGGTTCGGTCACGTGGTCCTTCTGCATCTGGTGTATGACCTCGCGGTCCTGTGCCAGCAGGTAGTCTGGTTGGTAATCCTGATATATCTGATTACACCCAAACGTTGGCCATGCTATCTGATCCAACGGCACCAAGTGCCTGCTGGGTCCGTTGCCGATTATGACGCACCTCTTGATCTTGTTGGGATCTATGGGCTGTAGCACTAGCGACTCTTGTGTGATTTCACTGTCTTGAACTTGGCTTTCTTGACTGCACCCCGGTGCGGCTTGTAGGTGCCTTTCATCAATCTCAATGAAGTGCCTTTCTTCATCCAATGATATCCCCTAGGTGCTGAAACGCTTTTTGATCTTGTCATATGTCTCCCTTATTGTGTTTAAAGTGTGTTCTCCCGGTATGGGCCATGGATTCATCCAATCGTCCACTAGTCTGATGTGTCTGGCTTGATCGATGTGAACTGTATCGAGTGCCATGGTGCCGTCAGTCCGTGTGAGTTCTTGTAGATGTCTCCGGTCTGCACCGACTTTGCGGCCATGAATTGCCGTGTGCCGTTGCCGTGCCTCTTCTTCTGCACCACCCTGCAGGGTTTCCACTCCTGTCCTTTGGAGTAGTAGCGTGTGTGCGGGGTCTGTTGTCCCTTGCGTGTCTTTGTACCTGCCACTGTGGTCCTCCATTATTGTTCAACTCTCTGTTTTATAAATGCCGCATATTCAGGATCTATCTCAATCGACACGCTGTCTATGCCGCGTTCTTGACAAACTTTTGCCACAGTGCCCGTGCCAGCGAATGGATCAAGCACCCGACCCGTTGTTAGTCCAGTGATATTTAAACAATGACGCACCAATTCCCTGGGAAATATAGCAGGATGTCCCTTGGGTCCTTTGACAGCCGCACTGTCCTTGCCCATGTAGCCTGTGGTCTCGTATGGAATGTGCCAGCAGTCCGTGGTTGGCCTGGTCCTCCTGCCAGTCCTACGGAAGTTGTCTTCTGCCCATTCTGCCCTGTAGGGCACACCGCTCCGCTCCCTGTCAATGGGTGTGCGTCCCTGGTGTGTGAAATGCCAAACCATCTCATAACCACGACACAGGTACTTGTTGGTGTTCTGCGTTACCACGCTCCTGCCTCGGATCCCTTCACCGGGCATCTCCACTGCCTTGGCCCACACTATGGGATTCTGTATGGTCATTGGAACCAGTTCGGCTAACCGGTAAGCAAACAAAGGATCTTTCCTGGTTGGTGATATGTTCAGGAAGAAATGTCCCGTGGGTTTCAACACCCTCCGGATGTCAATGAATAGGTCCCGCATGCGGTTCATGTAGTTGATGTCGCGATCGCGGTATTGATTGTATTGGACTCCGATGTTGTAGGGTGGTGATGTGATCACACAGTCGATGGATTGGTCTTGTATTTTTTGTATTGCCCGGAAGCAGTCATCAACCATGACCTCCATCTAGTACTTCCTCTTCTTGCCCTTTGAAGTCTTTGCTGTCTTCTTCTTCTTTGACATGGTTTTAGCGGCCCTCATGGCCCCCCTGCCTGCCCTTGATCTCGTTGCCTTCATGGTGCGTCCTCCTGCGTTAAGCGTTTTTTTTTAGCGTAATTTTTATGTTATGCGTTTGCGTCTGACCCTGCCCGGTGTTGCCACCCTGACACGTGTACGCTTCCTACCATACCTGCGACCTTTGGCACGTCCAGAACGGGGTCCGGAGTAGGAGGTCACGAAGGTGTTGGGTATTGAAGTTCCGCTTGGCATGTGAGTATTTAACAGATTGGTGTCCAGGGTATGGCAATACAAAACAGACAAAGGAGTCGTTCCTGGACACAGGATTATTTAATCCTGATCTGGCCGGCACCATTAACTTAACAGGTGGTCGAGGAAAATCGAGGTTACACACACATTACCAAACCCTGTTTTTTTGTGGCCCGTATATAACACCCACCAGAAGTGCTGTACCACCGTAAATTTACCAAATATATGCAGTGCCAGAAGGGTCAAGACCACCGTGAGCCACCGTGAGCCAGACGGGCCCAGAATCACACGCACGGTGATCACCACCGTGTCTACTCTATTACCAAGCCAGATGGTGATCAGAGTTGAACGGTGACAGCACGGTGCAACCCAGGATTGACAGGATGATCTAGGGTGATCTAGCGGAATGGTAAAGGTCAAGCACCAGGATGACCTACCGTGATCTAGGGTGATCTAGGGTGATCTAGCGGAATGGTAATGCTTTTAAGTGAGGCTGTCAATCATATTCAGGCAGGCTCAACCAACCTTATCGTATGGATCGTTATGTCAGGAATTTACCAGCACCCCCAGTTGGCTATGGATATTGTTACCAGGGGCACCGTACTCTTTAGATTTAGATACAACCACACACCCTACTAAAGCGAGCGTGTCGTTGTAGTATGATTATAGCACGGAACGGAACACGCTGTCAAGTGAAAGAAAAAACAATCTACGCGAAAGAATCACTTTACAGGGGGTTTTATTTCGTGTATAATAAATACAGTTATAACAAAGGCACAAAGATAATGGCACACAATTACAACCTACAGGGTTTGATCGCACAGGCAGATCAACAACGCAAACGTGATCAAGAGAAATGGGATCAATTCGTTGATCAATTGGAAAACCCCCTACGAGATCGTATCTTACCACGACACCCAGACACACAGCATTTGAGAGCGTTTATGGCACACAGGGCCACGGGCATAGACAGATACACCAGATTGATACACAAGTTACAGCACTACTTTGATCAGCAATGTGATGACTTATCTTTACGACCAGAATCAGGACTGATACCTAAAGGCACACCAGCCGCAGATCACTCACACAATTGGCACGGTCGTGATGATATGTTTGAAGTACGGGCCCAGCGGAAAGGGTCTCGAGAAGCGAGGGAACTACAACAACTAATGAAACAGAGGAAACAGGGATGAACGATGAACTTACCAAACTAATGAACAAGGCAGTAGATTGTAGCGATGAGCGGGGATACTATCGTGACACGGACAAGGCACTCAAGCAGATATTTGAATTCTTTATACTATACAGGCCGCAGATAGCGGAACTCACTGCAAGACGTGACATATTCAGGGACATAGATTTACCAGCGTTGGCAGAGGCACAATTTACCATCAGGCAGTTACCAGATATGCTAAAACGCATAGCACAGTTGGAAGAAAGGTTAGAAAGGGTCAAGCAAGACCAAGTGACCAAACCAGACCTTACCAACCAAACCCTACCAGATGACACGCAAAGGATCAAGCAAGACCAAGTGACCAAACCAGACCTTACCAACCAAACAGCCAAACAAAAAGAGATCAACTCGTTGATACAACGATTACCAGATATGAGCGAACCAAAGCAAGAGGACATCGTTACCAAGGCACAGCGGGTTATGGGTGACAATTACCAACCCCCCGCGGTAAAGTTATTTGACTACGGGGATTGACATATCGCACTATCTATGCTAAAATTAACAACAAAGAAAGGCACTAAAATGAAACAATACGAGAAATACACAACAGCACAATTGAAAGCACTGCTTAAATTGGAACATATGAAGCAACACAGGGATGGGATCACCAACCTTATGTTTGATGATTGGGTCACAGAGATTTACCAACGCACAGAAATACCAACAGCAGAGGAGTTGTATGAGCGATCACGATAAAACAACACTGCAAATAGACTACGACCAGTTTATGTCGCAGTTGATATGGAACAGCGATACAGCACCAACCATAGATGAATGGATGGATGAATCAAGCGACTATTGGCAACAACAAAACAAACAAACATATGATGACACACCAACAACAGAAACAACAATTGATTGACTGCTTACGGGCACGGGTGATAACGGTCACGCTGTCTAGGCAAGCATACCGCAATTACCAGAAAGCGTATGGCCAGGACTATGACCCCAGCGATCAAGACCAGATGGAACAGGCATACTATGATCTACGGGATGATTTAGTGATTCAAGCACGACAACACGGTTACCAGGACATATTTGATTCAAGGGATGACCAGCAATGGCACGACGCTTTTGAATACGCTTATCTAGATGGGGCCGCGGGGGCACCAGTGTTTGTAACAGAAACAGGTGAAGCCGTCAAGTTACTATTTGATTGGAGCAACAATGATTAAATTGATAGTGATTGCCAGCACAGCGATAGCAGTATATGGGGTGTTATGGTACTTCAGCACCAGTTTAGGCTTATAGACTTTTACCAGCGTTAGATCGCTTTATTTTTACATTTTACCAAATTTAAGATTTTTTTACCAAAAATATGTAGCGAAGGTCTTTACCTTTACCAATTCCTAGCAATGAAGGGCTTTACCTTTACCAATATCTTGTTGCGAAGGTCTTTATCTTTGTGATCAATCAATCAACAGCACTATGATGATGAACAGTTCTACCACTATGGCAGTGTGATACATGGTCCAAAGTATGGGATAGGATTGTTTTTTCTTCATGAAAACCAAACCACCAGCACGTATCTAGTGCCTGCCGTCACTGGTCTCACTTCATGCGGGTAACAGAAGTTGCTGGGGAATACCACAGCATCACCGGTGCGTAGGTCAGGCACTTGATATTGTCCCTGCCAGAAAGTCAGTTGACCACCCTCGTAATCTTGATTCAACACGATGCTACTGCTCAAGGTCCTGTTGGCACCACCGTAGTGATCTATGTGTTCCTCGAACTTGTGTCCGGGCTGGTAGCGTATCAGTTGCACACCCGTGTGCTCGGTGGCCTTGTGATGGTATGGATACT